TATTTGGAGTATACGTAATACGTGCGCGTGTGCGTGTGTGCGCAGGGGTAGATTACCCTACATTTTTAGTATTTTTCTTTTGAGCCTTTAACAGACTTTTTTAGAAAAAAATATCCCCCTATGAATAGCAGTAAAACCCGCATCAAAACAAAATCACACATAATATAGACCATACGCGCATTGATAGCCGCTTTTTCTGTCATACAAGATTACGTTGAATGCCTTGTTTGCGTTTTTGATTATCTTGTTAACAAAACGGGCAAAACTTATCACCTTAAAGGGTTCGCCATAAAAAAGGGCTATCATGCAGTCAACACAAAATAACTCAAAGTGCGCCGATTCAGAGGCCAATGTTCCGCCGCAGAGCGACATTGACACCAAGATGGCTGTCGTTGAAATGCCTATCGGTGACATTAAACCCTACGAAAAGAACCCGCGAAAAAACGACCACGCTGTAGACGCAGTGGCAGCGTCCATAAAAGAATTTGGCTGGCGCGTCCCGATTGTGGTTGACGAAAACCTTACCATTCTTTGCGGACACGCCCGTCACAAGGCCGCGCTTAAACTTGGTCTCAAATTTGTGCCGATTCACGTTGCGGTCGGACTCACGGATGAACAGCGCAAGGCGTACAGGTTGGCCGACAACAAAACCGCCGAACTCGCGGAATGGGATTTCGGCGCGTTGGAATTGGAACTCAACGGCATAACAGAAATTGATATGAGCGCTTTCGGCTTTGATTTAGGCGGTGAAAAAGCCGAAGCGGAAGAAGATAATTTTGAAGTCGAATTACCCAACGAGCCGAAGTCAAAACTTGGTGACATTTGGCTTCTTGGACGACACAGGCTGTCTTGCGGGGATTCAACGATAATTACCGACGTTGAGCGTCTTATGGACGGTTCACAGGCAGATATGTGCCTAACCGACCCGCCCTATGGCGTAGCCTATGTAGGCGGGACGGACGACGCCTTGACGATAGAAAACGACGCCGTTAGCAAAGCCGAATTGAAACGGATTCTTACCGATTCCTTTTCCAACGCCAATATCGCTTTAAGGGACGGCGGGGTGTTTTATATCTGGCATTCTGAGGTCGGCGGTGTTATATTTCGTTCGGCGTGTGAAGAGATTGGGTGGCAAATTCGGCAGTGTCTTATTTGGGTAAAAAATTCAATGGTAATGGGCAGACAGGATTATCAGTGGAAGCACGAGCCGTGCTTATACGGATGGAAAAAGGGCGGTCATACGTGGACATCGGACAGAAAGCAGACAACCATTTTGGAATTCGACCGTCCAACGGTAAGCAAAGAACACCCCACAATGAAGCCCGTCAAATTGTTTGACTACCTTATCTGCAACAATACCCAAAAAGGCGATATTGTGTTTGACCCGTTCGCGGGAAGCGGGACAACCATTATTGCCTGTGAGCAAAACGGGCGCACGGCAAGATGTATAGAGATTGACCCTAAATATTGCGATGTAATTGTGAAGCGTTGGGAAGAGTTGACAGGATTGACCGCAGTGCTGGACGACCGCAGGGCGGGAGTGACAGACAGCGAATGCCGTTAGAATCGTTATTGGCGGCAGTTCCCAACGTTGATGTGTTCTGGTCTAAAAACGGCGCAATGCTGGAAGATATGGGGTATAGCAAAGACGCAATAAAAACCGTTGAAGACTTGACAGATATGGTTCTTATGAATAAGGTGTTGCGCGGAGATTTGGCCGCAAAGAAATATTTAGACGAACGGGTGGACGCAGAGCGCAGGGCGCGACGCTGGGATACCCAAAACAGAAAACATAAACCATAACAGGCAGGGCTTATTATGGCAAAGAATGGACGACCGCAGGGCGGGAGTGCGTACTCGCAGGAAATCATTACGTCTATCATAAGGGCGCGAAAACTCGCCGCCGTTGGGTATCTTGATGGGGCTATTGCCGAATATTGCGGCGTAAGCAGGATAACGGTCAAAAATTGGAAAAAGGAACATCCCGAATTTGCTGAACTATTAACGCAGCTGCGCGACAAGAACATTGCTGACGGCGCTCGCTCTCTCAAAAAGTCCGCATGCGGACACTGGGAGTGGGAGACAAAGGTGTTTGTAATCGACAATGAAATCCGAACCCATAAAGTGAAACGTTATTACGCGCCGAATCCAATCAGCCTGCAATACTATCTCGGCAACCTTGACCCCGAAAATTGGCGGCACAGAAAAGACGATCTGGAACAATCAGCCGAGCCGCTACGCCCTGTGGCTGTTAATATCATCACCCAAAGCGCACGGAAAGATACCGCGCAGACCGCGCAAGAGGGCGAAACGTGACCGCAGACATGGACATCGAGATAAACTGCGTGGCAAATGAGCCGCAAGGGGATTTTCTGAATCTGCCGCACAAGTTTTGCGCGTTCGTGGGCGGCTTCGGTTCAGGCAAAACTCATGCCCTCGCAATGGGGCTATGCCAGACCGCATGGCAAAATCCCGGCGTCCTGACTTCGTACTACTGCCCTACCCTGAAAATGGTTCGGGATATATTCTACCCCAAAATAGAAGCTGTCGCCCATGACTTTGCGCTCAAGGCAAAAATTAAGGTAGGCAACTACGAAATCCAATTTTACAATGAGCGGGAGTTTCGCGGGACGTGCCTCTGCCGGTCAATGGAGAATCCGCAGAACATTGTCGGCGTAGAAGCGGGGCGGATTGCCATTGACGAACTTGACCTTCTCCCCTTCGACAAGGCGCAGATAGCATGGAATAAAATAATCGGACGCGCCCGTGCAAAGAACATACAAAACAGGGTAGACGTGGGGACAACGCCCGAAGGGTTTAAGTTCACATATCACCGCTTTGTCGAAAATGGCGGGGCGGATTACGGTATTGTCCACGCCTCTACCTTCGACAACGAACTTAATCTGCCGTCCGACTACATCCAAAAACTTTTGAACACATATCCCGACTATTTAATCACAGCGTATTTAAACGGGAAATTTACCAACCTGACGAGCGGTACTGTTTACAGGCAGTTCAACAGGAAAGTTCACGACACCACAGAAACAATACAAGAGCACGAACCGCTTCTAATCGGGCAGGACTTCAACGTTGGCAATATGGCTTCGATAATTTGCGTCAACCGCGCAGGTGTTTATCACGTCGTTGAGGAATTGACGGGCATTTTGGACACACTCAACCTTTGCGACGTGCTGCGGGACAAATTTCCTGACCGTGAGATTACAATTTTCCCTGACGCGACAGGCACAGCACGAAACACCACCGACGCAACGAAAAACGACATCAAGATTTTGCGCTCTGTCGGGTTTCGTGTTGTTGCCGCGAACTCAAACCCCGCCGTCAAAGACAGGGTTCTGGCGGTTAATACCGCATTTGAAAAAGGAAATTTGAAAGTAAATATTACCGCTTGTCCCAATCTGACAGACGGGCTTGAGAAACAAGCCTACGACAAGAACGGGCAGCCGGATAAACAGGGCGGGTACGACCATTTGAATGACGCGCTCGGTTATCTCGTAATAAAAAAACTCCCCGTGGTTAAGCCGACCTACGGGGGCGCAGTTGGATAAACAAAAAAAGGAGAACGGTATTATGCCGATTAAACGCGGTGAAAACGGACAGATTTTGATTAACAGCACACATCCCGATTACGATGCCTATACGGACAGTTGGGACCTTATAGACCGTGTGTTGAAAGGGCGCGATGTCCAGCAATACATATTAGAACTTAATCCGCAAGACGAGAGCGACCAGAATAAGACGCGCAATAGTCAGTATAAAGAACGCGCTGTATTTTCGCGTATTGCGGGGCGGACGGTTAACAGAATGATAGGGCTGGTGTTCTCGAAATACCCAACGCTGTCAATACCGACCGAACTCGATTATATCCGCAACAACATTGACGGGGCTGGCGCGTCAATCTACCAGCAATCACAGGCGACGCTAAAAAGCGTTGTATCAAAGGGACGGGCGGGACTGCTTGTCGAATATCCCATTGCCACAGAGGAAATATCACGGGCGGACTTGATAGAGAAAGGGTATTATGCTACAATACAGCGTTTTGAGCCACAGCAGATTTTGAACTGGACGATGTTGAAGCGCGGCGCGGATATGGCGCTGGGGCAGGTAGTGTTAAAAGATATTGTCATTCAAAACGGTGAAACAATAGGGATATTACGGGAATTATCCCTGCAACCCGTCAATGAAAATGGAGAGTATGTTTATGTGTCGCGCCTTTGGCAGTATATTGACGACGAATGGAAGGTTGTTTTGGAATCCATACCGTTAGACGGTTACGGTATGGCGTGGACGGAAATCCCATTTATGTTTGTCGGCAGTGAAACGAATCAGCCGCGTGTAGATGACCCGCCCGTTTATGATTTATGCAGAGGGAATATTTGCCATTACCGCTTACACGCTGACTATATGGACAGCGTTCATTTCGTTGGGCAACCGCAGGGCTATGTTTCGGGCATAGAAGACGTAAAGGGTTTTGTAGACGAAATGAAAAAAGACGGGTGGTATTCAGGAAGCAGAAAGTTCGCCATATTACCGCAAGGCGGCAACCTTGCGTTCGCAAGCGTACCGCCAAATACAATGGTTAAAGAGGCTATGGACAGTATGCGCGATACGCTTATGGGAATGGGCGCGTTTTATATCACGCCCGGCAACGCTGTTAAAACCGCGACACAGGCAGAGGGCGAACAGGAAGAGCAACACAGCATATTATCGCTTGCCGCTTCGGACGTTTCGGAAGCGTATACGAAATGTTTAATGTGGATGTGCCGCTATATGAAAATTGACACTATCGGAGAGGACGACACGCCGATATATGATTTGCGCCGCGACTTTATACGCGCAACCGCAGAGCCGCAGCTGATACAGACGCTGTGGCAAATAACAATGCAGGGCGGAATACCGAAGTCCGACTTTTGGCAGAATATGCGCAAGTTGGAAATCATTGACGGCGAAAAATCCGACGAGGATATTAAAGACGAACTGGAAAGCGACAATATCGGCGCGAACGGCGGGGCGTTAAATCTCGGCGATGAGGCAGACGACGACGAAGCCAAATTAGCCGCGTTTGAAGCCGCACATCCGGAACTGCTTAGCGGAGATATTGCGGGGTCATAAATGTCTAAAAAGAAGCGGATAGTCCTCATCGACGTCGAAACGCGCCACCAAGTTCTCATTGAGGGCTATAAGGCGAAAGTTGTCAAAAAATATGAAACGTTTTTGCGGAAGATGAACGCTGATGTAAGTTCGAGGCTCGGACGGATAGATTTCGACGACTACCCGCGCTATACAAAACGCGCTATTGAGCGCATGGAGACAGTCGTTCAGCACGTCCGCGACGACTTGCACGACATACAAGGCCAGCATTACGGCGTATGGCGCGAGCAAATGGTAGACTTCGCTGACTACGAGACGGGATTCCAGACGAGGGCGGCAAAACAGATGTATGGCGTGGAATTTACCGCCCCTGCCCGTGCGCAGCTGCGGTCGGCGGTGTTGCACACGCCGCTGACGGGAATCAAGATGAAAGGCAGCGGACAAGGGCTGTTTCCTTTTTACAAGCGGTGGACTGACGACACGATAACGAAAATCGAGGACACTATTCGCGGCGGATATTATCAGGGTTTGACGAACCAGCAAATAGCGCGGACAATTCGCGGTACGGCGGCTTCGGGGTACAAGGACGGTATGCTTGCGCACAGCAACAGGGCAATGGAAGCCCTGACGCGCACAGCCGTGCAACACGCCGCAAGCGTGGCACGGGCGGAGTTGTTTGAAGAGAACGACGATATTATTGAGGGCATACAGATAGTTTCAACGCTGGACGACCGCACGACGACAATATGCCAAGCCCTTGACGGCACAATACTCAAATCCCCCGACGAAGCGCCGGGGCTGCCGCCGTACCATATCGGCTGCCGAACTACGTTTGTCTACGTATTGGGGGGGATATACGCGGGGCTGTCAGAGGGCAGGACACGCATTGCGAAGGGCGCGGACGGGTCGGAAATCATATCTGGCAATCAGACATACTACGATTGGCTCAAAACGCAACCCGCAGAGTTCCAAAACGCCGCGATCGGGGCAAAAAGGGCGAAATTATTGCGTGAGGGCGGGTTGTCGGCAACGCGGTTCGCGGAGTTAAACCTCAATCGCAATTTCCAGCCAAGAACGCTCGAAGAGATGGAAGCAATGGAGCCGGTAGTTTTTCGGGATGTTTTTGAGTTGAATAAGAAGTCCGATGATGGCTTTGACATAATAACAGAGGCACAGCGGGTAGAATTACAACAGCGAAGTGACGGTTTCTACAAAAACAAACTAACCGAAAGAGAAATTGATAGCCTTAAAGATTACACAGTGACAGGCTTTAATCCCCTAAACGCCTATTTGTGGGACGATACGTGGGAAGAGTCGGATGAAATGCGTATGCTCGTAGACAACATAGATAGCGCAATTGCGAAAGTCGAACCGCTTAAACACAACCTTACGCTGTTTAGGGCTGACAAGGCGGAACATTACGCGCACATAAAGGTGGGTGGTGTTTTTACGTACAAGGCGTATATGAGTACGTCAACCTCGCACATAGTAGAGGAAAAATTTAACAAAATTGCGCTGGATAGCCATAAGACGCCGATAAATTTAGAAATAAATGTGCCAAAAGGAATGCGCGGGTTGTATATTGGTAGCAATACAGGCAACCTTGAAGACGAGAACGAGCTATTGCTCGCTCGTGGGCTAAGCCTTCGATTATTAGCGCGTAAAAGTGGTATCTTAAAACTGGAAGTGGTTAAATGAACATACTCTCTAAAAGACTGATACGGGACGCTTTGCTTCTCATAAAAGAATCTGAAAAGCGTTCCTTTACAAGACACTATATTGGTGGCGTAAAGGAATGGGGTGAGATTGTTAGAATTGAAGATACGCGCACTGATGTTGGTGAGCGAATTGTAGTGGAACGGCGGTACTACCGCAATAACAAATGCTGTGCAATGGTATCTTTACGGCGCGTATGGAATGCACATCCAGACATGGCCGAACAAAAAATAGGTCTACCAGAATTAACTGCCGAAGAGCGGGAACTTATGGCTGTATTGGCCAAAAAAGACGCGGGTCAATAAAAACCGCAAAAGCAAGAAAAGTATGTATGGATAAATGTATTGCGCTCGGTGGCACAGAACACGGGCGCTAAAACGGCAAAATACGCCACAGATCTCCACGCTATCGCACGATCGCCGTCCGAGACATACCTGAGTACCACTCAACCCAAACAATGCCCTAAAACGCATAAAAAACGCACAAGAGAAAATTCAAGGTTTTTGTGGCTTCTTGGCGTCTCAAATCTTCCCCTCGTTTTTTTCGGCGCTCCGCACCTGCGCGTGCGCACACGAGTGTTTTGATCTTGACTTTGATTTTATCTTTTGACTTTATCTTTTGACTTTAGACTACTAAGGAGTAGTTATATTATATGCGCACACGCCCCGCGCCGTGAGTTTACTTGTAGAAAACCCCTGTTTTCTCGCGTTTTCTTGTAGAAAACTCCGCAATACTCGGCTTTTTGCGGGGATAAACCCCGTTTCCCCCCGCAATACTCGGCTTTTTTGTGTACTTGTTACGCTGTTTTCTGCGTAACAATCCGATTGTTCGCCATAACAATCCGATTGTTCGCCATAACAATTCTGCGTATCGCAATTTCCAGCCAAGAACGCTCGAAGAGATGGAAGCGTTAGAGCCTGAAATATTTAAGGATGTTTTTTCAGGAAAAGACGAGAAAAATTTGCATTCGGGCGGGGAAAGTGTTAAATTAGATAGTATGGGCTTAGACGATAACCGTTTCGGGTTTACCCGCATTGATGGTGAACATACCGCTACAGGGGATTTGACAGCGGCAAACCCCCATTATAAGGACGGTGGGGAAGCATATCGCCTAAATTGTTCACATTGTATAGTGTCCTATGAAATGCGGCGGAGAGGCTACGATGTGGTGGCTACAGGGCGGACGCGGGGTATGGATGTTAGCGATTGGGAGGAACTGTTCGAGGGCTTTCAACCTGAGTGGCCTAAGAGCCGGACATTGTCCGAGATAAACGTGGTGTTCGACGCGGTCGCCCGTGATTGGGGTGACGGGGCGCGAGGGACTGTTTACGGGGTATGGTCGGCGTTCCCCGACCAAGCGCATTTCTTTTCTTTTGAGATTATGAATGGCAAGGTCGTATTTGTTGACGGCCAGAGTGGACGGTTTGACGTTGGCCACTTGAGCCTGATGTTACCGGAAACTATACGATACGGCAGGGTTGATAACCTTGCGGCGAGTGACCAAATTAAAAATGCAGTTAGAAATAAAACAGAGGAGGATGTGAAATGATTACGATTCAAGAAGCGTATTTAATAGCCAAAAAAAGGCGTACAGATTTGATGGAAGAATACAATGAGCCTGTCAGGAGATTGTTTTTGAACTCATGCGGCGATGGCGGTGATTTTTGGTATTTCTCTTTTGGCCATGTGCCGTATGACAAAAACGATAGTACCACTGCCAGTACGGGTGGGCCGGATACTATAAGCAAGGCGACCGGAGAGCCGCTTTTTCTTAGCTTCGCTGAGCCGGAAGATTACGAAAGACTTCGTAGTGTCGTGAAAATCCCCGTTGAGCGCGTAATCGGGGAGAGCAAACCCGTGCGTAAACCCGCTATGCCCACCAAACGCAAACCGACATTGGCGGCGGCTATGGCGTAACTGCGCCA